AGGGGGACCGGCCATGACACAGCGTGACATCGGTAGCGCCCATGACAGGAATGTCTGCCGCGCCAAGAAGCACAACAAGCAACTGCCCGGCGCCAAGACCGGGAAGAACCCGATCTACGATGCCGACGGCAACGAGCTGTGCACCCGGCCAGCAGGATGGGGCACAGAGCACCCAGGCCACGGCCCATGCAAGCTCCACGGCGGAAACACCAGCTCGCAGGTCAAGGCAGCGACCGTCGCAAAGGCCGTAGCGGCTGTGGCGACGTTTGGCCTCCCCCGCGAGATCGACCCTAGGGATGCCCTCCTTGAAGAGGTGTACCGCTCGGCCGGCGCTGTGGACTGGCTACACCAGCAGGTCCAGGCCCTTGAGGCCAAGGACGTCGTCTGGGGTAAGTCCGAAGAGGTCGAAAAGCAGGCCAGCGAATACCCCGGTGTGGACGTCACCCACAAGGCGGCCGTGAACGTCTGGGTCGAGCTGTGGCGTGCCGAGCGTGCCCACTTGGTCAAGGTGGCGAAAGAGGCCATCAACTGCGGCATTGAGGAACGCAAGGTTCGCCTCGCCGAGCAGCAGGGCAGTCTTCTGGCCGGGGTCATCAAGGCGATCCTCGGCGACTTGGACCTGACGCCGGAGCAGTCAGCGAAGGTAGCGACAGTGGTACCTAGGCATCTCCGGTCGGTGGCTTAGTCCGTGCCGGATGCCTTGACCGCCAGGCCGCCAGGTCTTCCGCTCGCCACATCAGGGCACGTCCGAAGCGGTTCGGCTGTGGGAAGTCTTCGACATCGCGGGCGTAGTAGTAGACGGTTCGTGTGTCGATGCCCAGCAGCTCACCCGCTTGGGCTGTGGTCAGGTAGTCGTTCACACCCAACACTGTAGGGGCGTGACCCTTAACCCAATACTGTTGGGTTAAGATGATCGCATGGTTTGCATCAAGGGCGAACTCGCCTCAAGTAGCTATAAAGCGTTCACTCTCGACACTCCACTAGTTACGCCGACCGGATGGACGACCGTAGGAGAAGCGCAGGTTGGCGACCTCTTGTACGACGAGGAAGGGTTCCCGACGCGCATCGTCGGCGCCACGGACGTCACCACCTACCGGTCCTGTCACAAAGTCGAGTTCGATGATGGCGTCCAGCTAATCGCGCACTCCGGAAACGCTTGGTCAGTGCTCAGCTACGCCCGGCGTGCCCGAATGCCTGAGGCGCTGCAGGACTGGCGAGATGTCTGGCACAAGACCGAACGGGTCCTGGGCCCAGAGCTAGAGACTCGGGCATATCGCGGCACCGCCAAAACGTCAAACTGGACCATTCCGCTACACCGCCCCCTCGAAACCAGAGCGGCGACCCTGCCGTTGCCGCCTTACGTCATGGGCGCATGGCTCGGCGATGGGTGTAAAGACAACGCCACCATGACCACCTGCGACGCCTGGATGATCGACGAGTTTCGCCGCCAGGGCATGGCGGTTACCCCTCGGGCAGCTCGTAAGCAGGACAGGAGCACCGACTTCGGGTTCCGCCCTGAGGACGGAATAGTCAATCTCGTCTCCTGCAAGGGCGGCGGCAAGCGCTCCCTCCGCGATGCCGGGGTACTCCAGAACAAGCACATCCCGACTGCGTACCTGCGCGCAAGTCGACCCCAGCGACTCGACCTACTGCGTGGCTTCATGGACACAGACGGCTTTCGTCAGGCTGCTGGCGCCGCAGCAATCGAGCAACGGGATCGAGTTCTAGTCGACGGGCTCGTTGAACTGGTTCGGTCACTCGGCTGGCGCGCGCACTACACCCATCAGCAGCGACCGCACCCGAACCGGCCTGGCGACATCTACCGGTTTTGGCAGATGAACTTCAAGCCGAGTGCTTCCCCCTACTCGATGCCCCGCAAGGCCGAAACGTGGGCACGAGAGGCGACATGGCATCGACGCTTCACGCACCGGACGTTGGTGTCAGTCGAGCCCGCGACACGCCGTCGAGTACGTGGCCTACTCGTTGCGAGCGCTAGTCGACGGTTTCTTGCAGGCGCCGGGATGATCCCTGTCTAAGTCTTGACGAACGGGGAGGGCGTATGACTGCGCCCGCGCTCTCCCCATTCGAACTGGCCGCGCGGATGTTCGAGCCAAAGCAGCCCTCAACATCAGCATGGGCGACCCCCGGGGAGTTGGCCAAGGATCTCGACCCCGCGACGATTCAGACACCGGCCCTTGATCTCATCGATGCAGCACTGGTCGATGTGGCCGAGGGTCGCTGCACGCGGCTGATGATTAGCCTCGCGCCCCAGGAAGGAAAGTCGCAGCGCACGTCGCGGCGTTTCCCGACGTGGATGTTGTCGAAGAACCCGAACCTGCGCATTGCCATCGTGTCGTACGCACACCGCATGGCGCGACGTTGGGGCAAGGCGATCCGCGACGACATCCTCATGCACGGCGAGAAGCTGGGATTGACGCTCGACCCGACATCTTCTGCTGCGCACGAGTGGAACTTGCAGGGCGCCCAGGGCGGCGTGTACACCGTCGGCATCACGGGGGCCTTGACCGGACAACCGGTTGACCTGCTAATTATTGATGACCCTTATCGAGACGGTAAGCAGGCCGACAGCGAGGCGTGGCAAGAGACGGTCCAGGATTTCTGGACCGAAGTCGCCATTCCCCGACTCGGCCCCGGTGTTGCTGTGGTCATCATCCAGACCCGCTGGCGCCACGATGACCTCACCGGATGGCTTCAGGATCGCGACGACAAGGTGCCGTGGCGCGTCATTAACATCGCCGCCCAGGCCGATCACGACCCGAACAAGGGCGAGACTGACCCACTCGGGCGCGAGCCTGGCGAGTTCATGATCTCCGCTCGGGGTCGCAGCGTTGAGGACTGGGAAAAGCGCAAGCGGGAGATGGGCTCGCGAGCTTGGAACGCGCTCTGCCAGGGCAGGCCCTCCCCCGAGGCCGGTGACATCTTCCACCGCGATTGGTGGAAGTTCTACGACCAATCGCAATGGATTGTGCGCGGTGACGGCGTCCACGTGGCGCTGAACTTCGACGAGGTCATCGCCTCGTGGGACCTCACTTTCAAGGACACCGAGGGTACGGACTACGTCTGTGGGCAGGTGTGGGGCCGCCGAGGAGCTCAGGCGTACCTGCTGGACCAGGTGCATGACCGGATGTCCTTCGTTGACACCCTGCTCGAGTTCCGGAACCTGGCAGCCAAATGGCCCCAGGCCAGTCTCAAACTCGTTGAGGACAAGGCCAACGGCCCAGCCGTCATCAACATGCTGTCGCGGCAGATCGGCGGGATCGTCCCCGAGGAGCCGAACGGCAGCAAGACAGCCCGCGCCGCTGCAGTTTCTCCGTTCGTTGAGGCGGGAGACGTGTTCCTGCCCGCACCGGAGATCGCCCCGTGGGTCGGCGAGGTCATTGAGGAAGCACTGCGATTCCCGCGTGCTGCAAACGACGACCGCGTCGACGCCATGACTCAAGCGCTCAACCGGCTACTCCTCAACCCACTGGTGTTCGGCGGCGACATTGTCGAAGACGCTGACCATGACGAGTACGAGATCAGCTCCTACTGAGGTTCGGGGGTTGGTTGTGGCTCGCTCCCGTCGTCGTTCGTCTACTGCCGTGGTGGAGCGGGATGACCGGGCGGTTTTGCGGGAGCAGGTCCGTCAGCGCGACGACACTATTGATCTTCTGAATGAGTCCTTTGCTGAGCTTGAACGGGACATGTCGTCTGCTGGTTGGTTGAGGCTGTCGGCTCAGTTTGAGCAGGAGTTCTCGGCTGAGGGTTTGCGGCAGATCCGGGCCGTGTGCCGCCTCATGGTGACCAAAAATGGGCTACTTAAGCGGGCGGCAAGCCTGCGGGTGGCGTACGTGTGGGCGCAGGGCGTGGAGATCGCCGCCCGCGCAAACGGTAAGAAACGCCGCGAGCAGGACGTCCAAGCGGTCGTGTCAGCATTCTTGTCCGATCCGGGCAACGAACGCGCGTTCACCGGCGGCCCAGCCAGGGAACGTCTCGAACGGTGCCTTGCCACCGATGGGGAGTTCTTCCCGACAATGTTCACCCGCCCCACCACGGGTGAGGTGCAGATCCGGGTAGTCGGTGCGGACGAAATCGTCGACATCATCTGCAACCCGCAGGACCGCAGTGAGCCGTGGTATTACCGGCGGCGTTGGGTGCAGCAAACCCTGACCCCGGACGGTCTGACGGTCGACAAGCAGATGGAGCAGTTCCACCCGGCCCTGGATTACCGGCCGAAGAACCGGCCGAAGGCGTTCGGGCAGATCCCGGTGGTGTGGGACGCCCCGATGATGCACGTCAAGGTTGGTGATCTTGAGGGTTGGCAGCGTGGTGTTCCCGACGCGTACGCGGCTGTGGATTGGGCTCGGGCCTATAAAGAATTTCTCGAGGACTGGGCGCGGCTGGTCAAGAGCTTGTCGCGGTTCGCGTGGCGCCTGACCGCAAAGGGTTCGCAGCGCACCCAGGCCCGCACAAGGTTGGCCGCGGCGCCGACCGACGCGAACGGCAACGTGCGTGAGGTCGGCAACGTTGCGATCATCCCACCCGAACAGCAGCTGGACGCCATCCCGAAGTCCGGGGCGACGATCGACTCCGAGTCGGGTAAGCCCCTCGCTGCCGTTGTGGCCGCGGCCATGGATGTGCCGTTGACGATGCTGCTGGCCGACCCGGGTCAGACCGGGGCTCGCGCGGTTGCCGAAACGTTGGATCAGCCCACCGAGCTGGCGATGGGGCAACGCCGCAACCTGTGGGCGTCGGTGTACCGGCGGATCCTGCAGTACTGCATCGCCGAAGCGGTCCGTGCCCCCAGTGGCCTGCTCAAGGGCAGCATCGTGGTGGACGGGTACGGCCGGGAAACGGTGAAGCTGTCCGGCAATACCACCACGGACATTCAGATTGACTGGCCCCCTTTGAACAAGGTGGACCCGGACAAGATCGTGGCCAGTGTGGTTGCTGCTGCTTCGACGGGGACGATCCCGCCGGAGGAGATTTGCCGGCTGTTGTTGACCGCGATGGGCGTGAGGGATGTCGAGACCATCATCGACGCGCTCACCGATGACGATGGGGCGTTCTTGTGGCCGGACGGTCCGCCCCTCGGCCCTTCACGAACTACGGACCCGAACGCGATCGGTGTGGGGTCGATGAAGCCCGACGATCCGCCGGACGACGAGCCTGCGGATGACGTCCCGGACGACCCGGACGCGGAACCCGCAGACAAGCAGTAGGCGCGGTGGGGTGATCCCTTGGCGATCACCCGCCGTTCCCTGACCCTGTTGCGGCAACTCCGCACCGACGTGGGCGCTCTGGCCGATGCCGCGGTGAGGGAGATCGCCGAACAGTGGCTGACCGCCTGGGACACCCTGTCCCCCGTTTGGCAGGCCGCGGTTGCCGCCGTGGTGGAGCTGGCTGTTCGTACAGGGCGGTGGCCGTCGTCGTGGCAGATCGCCCGCATCCCCGAGGTCGCCGCTGCGGTGGCTGCCACGGAGCAGGCGGGGGTCACCCTCGCCGAGGTCACCACTGCCGCCACGGTTACTGCAGGGCTTGGTGCGATCACCGCGACGGTGGCAGCGGAACCGGCCATCATCGCCGCGCAACTCCCCCAAGTACTGGCCACCGCGGCTGCGGCAGGGTACGCGGCCAAGATTCTTCCCTCGGCGGTTGATGTCATCAGGGAACGGGTCACCCAGCAGGTCACCGCACTCACACGACCACTCACAGACGAAGCCAGCACGGCCGTCAAACAGGCGTTGGTGCGCGGGGTCCTACTGGGCGACAACCCGATGACCACCGCGAGGGACATGCTCACCCGGGTTGAGGGCGCCTTCAACGGTGGTCTCCACCGGGCGGCAACGATCGCGCGCACTGAGGTGCTCGACAGCTACCGTCGCGCATCCGCGTACGCCCACGACGCCAACAGTGACGTGTTGAGCGGCTGGACGTGGATTTGTGCGTGCGACCTCAGGTCATGTTCGGCCTGCTGGTCGATGCATGGCACCACATGGCCCCTGGATCAGCCGGGTCCACTCGGACACCAGTCCTGCCGGTGCGCTCGGGCTCCGCGCCTCAAACCGTGGTCGGCGCTAGGCATAAGCGACACCGAACCCGACGGCGCCCTGCCTGACGCTGAGGCACGGTTCCGGGCCATGTCCAAGGCTGACCAGCTGAAGGTTATGGGCGCCGCACGTCTCGAGCTTCTGGGCTCGGGCGACATCGAATGGTCCGACCTGGCCGTCCTTAAAACCACGCGTGGTTGGCGATCCAGCTACGTGCCGCGAACCGTCACCGACTTGCGCCGGATTGCCGGACGCCGCACCAAACAGCGAGGGCGGTGAATCATGGACCGCCCGTTCGAAGACCTCCGTGACTCCGGCCTGCTGTGGCTGATCAACCGAACCGTGTTCCACCCCCGCGGCTACGCGCTCGCCATCACCGTCGCCGACGGCAAAGCAACCGGTTGGTCGCTGCTTGGTGATGGCTCTGAGCCGTGGCAGTTCGGCGGCGACGAGAACGACAACTTCCGGCGGGCCGAAGCGACCCTGAAGGGGGACGCGCTGTGACGTCGTACTACTCCGAGCTTGCCCGTGTCGCGTACCGGGCGTACGGCGAAACCACCGGATTTAAGAACTTCCGCGGCGACCCGATGCCCGACTTCGACAGCCTCGGGGACCAAATCCAGCAGGCATGGATGGCTGCCGCCAATGCGGTAGAACGGTCGGTCTCGGACCTGGACAGGCCTCCGCTCGGGATCTTGGAGATCGCGACCGGACCAGACGGTTCGCACGTCATCACCCGGGCTGACCCGCTAATCGGCGTGTCACTCGGCCTCCTCGCTCAGGAGTCCGGCGCGGACGGCACGACGTGCATGGCCCGCGCCGGTGGACTTGTCACCTTCGCTGGTGTCGGCACCGACGGCCGGCCGTACGAGGTGGTTTATCGGGAGATCGGGTTCAACTCGACCGCAAATCCCGAAGCGAACGATGGCGGCTTCTTACTCCTCGAGCGCATCGATCACCCGTAAGCCCTGACCCGTAATCCCCTACCACCCGTTGTCGGGAGGCTCCACCATGTCCAACCGTCGACGGCTGCGTACGCCAGGACGTTACGAGGTCCAGCCGGATTTGCGGGAAGTCCGTGAACCGGTCAAGGACCTGCGCCCGCTGGTGGCCGCGCTCGCCGGGTCGATCCGCCGGAAGGCTGTAGCCGAGTCCGTGGCTGCACCCGCGCGGCCTACCGAGCGGACCGCGGTCACTGAAGCGTCGGTAGGTGGGGCGACCACCACGAAGCCTGGCCGGATGGTTGTCCGGCTCATCAAAGCCGGATGGTCGCTCAACTCGAACCACTATGGGGCGAATGTGCTCCGCGAGGCCGCGGCGAGCCGCGCATGGAGCAAGGGCACGGCTTGTTACATCGACCACGCCAGTGACCAGGAGGAGCAGGACCACCCGTCCGGCTCCATCAAAAACCTCGCCGCGGTCCTGACTGAGGACGCCCGCTGGGATGAGGCTTCGCAGTCCCTCGTCGCCGAGGTTCGACTGTTCGCACCGTGGCGCGAAACCCTCACCGACATGGCCGAGCACATCGGCATGTCGATCCGGGCCTGGGTCACCGGCGAACACGGCGAGGTTGACGGCCACGAAGGCTTCGTGGTCCAGAGGGTGGAAGCCGGCCGGAGCGTCGATTTCGTGACGGTCCCCGCAGCGGGTGGCGGCATCATCTCCGTCCTCGAAGCCGTGGGCAACAAGGTTCCGGTTGTTGAGGCGCGTAACGCCGGGCACTGGTTCGAGTCGCGGATCCATTCCGACTTCACCACCACCGCTGACCGGATGTTCGGCGAGGGCTACCTGACCCGCGAGGAACGCATCACGTTGTCGGCCGCGGTCGGTGACGGGTTGGCGGCGTTCGCTGCCCGGATCGAGCAGGACGCCCCGCACCTCTATCAGCGGGACCCGTGGTCCGAACCACCCGAGGCGACCACCACCGCGGCGAGCGAGACCGTTTCTGAGCAGCCTTCCGCCGAGGGTCCCCCGGCTGACATCCCGCCGGAGCCCACCCCGACCACCCCTGTGGTCACACCAGACGTGACGGATGGCGCCCCGCCTCCGGCACCCAGCACCACTAACCCTGAGGAGGAACCCGTGTCGGGTACTCAGACCGGCGCACCGCCGGAGCAGGCGGGGATCGCTACGGTCCCCGACCACGGGCAGAACCCTGCCACCCCCACCGTTGAGGCGGCAGCCCAGCCGACTGCTGAGGCCATGGCCGCCTCGTTCCAGGCGATGCTCGCCGAGGCGATGAAGCCGCTCACGGCGCAGCTCGCCGAGTTCCAGGCCCGCGAGTCCGCCCGCGACGCGGAAACCCGCCAGGTGCGGAACCGGCAGACCGCTACTGAGGCTGTCACCGCCGCGCTGCGGAACCCGGAGTTCGCGGACGTTGCCGGGTCGATCGGGGACCGGGTCACCGCCCGCGTCATCGCCGACATCCCGGTCACCGCCGAGGGCGCTGTGGACGCGACCCGACTTGGTGAGTCGGTGACCACCGCCCTGACCGCTGAGGCGGAGTTCGTGCGCCGGGAGCGCGCCAACGCCCTCGCCGAGGCCGGTGTGGGCCTGCCGTATGGCATGGGTGCCGCACCCGCCCAGGAAGCCACCAACGACGACGGCCTCGAAGCCGAGCTGACCGCATTCTTCGGCTCCCTTGGGCTAAGCGAGAGCGCCGCGAAGATCGCCGGGAAGGGCCGCTGACATGGCAACGAACTGCACAACCATGTGGACCAAGACCCGCGCCATGGTCTGCTCCGACCCCACCACCCCAGCCTCCGGTGACCCGGTCATCTGTGGCCAAA